TAAGCCGGCTTCTTGGCTGATACTTTTTGTCACCAATAAAATTGTGGCGCACACCAGCGCCAAGCCTAGTAAAACGGCTTTAGGCAAATTGGTTATGTTCACGCTGGCCCCATGTCCTCAACAATAAGTGTCGCCTGGAAAAATAGGTTGCGCTGCAGCAATGGTGTACCTGTAATAGATGAGACTGCCGCCGCACCAATAACGGTGATAGAACCTGCGCTGAAGTTGCCTACCACCGCTACCACATTGGCAGAACCAACAATTTTCACTGCCGCACTATTTGACACAAAGCCTTGCATTAACTGTGTGCCAGCCGTGTTGGTTACGAATATCTTGGTGTTTGTTTGTCCGCTGGCCGCTGATGTCGTCTCAACATAAGGTTCGTAATAGGTGATCTTATAGTTTCGGTTTGCTATCGCCGTAAAAGTGACGGACATTCCTGTTGTCGCTGTCATTGTGGTGGTCAAAGTGTAGTTAGTGCTTGAGACTGCTTTGGCAACTATCCCAAACGGGTATTGGTTGGCCTGGGTAGCTGTATATACAGCGCCAGAAACGAACGTGACATTAGGTGAAATCGCCATGATCTGTACCTTACTAGACGCCTAAGCGGTCTGTGTCCAAGACACCGAAAACGGCGTCGTCTAAAATGAAATTGGCGTAATACGTTAAAGGCGTCATCAGCATTGTTATTGCTGTTCGGTCAGGTGTTGCGTTAAACGTAATTTGTTCAGGCCAGTAATACCCTGTTGTAGACACGCCGCCTGGTGGCGTATAAGACACTTCAACAAAAGCAGTAAAACTGCATAAATCGTTAAATTCTTGTAACGCTGTCTGATTTTGGGCAATGTCAATAAACGACAAGTTAAGCATGACGGTTTCAGGGTCAGTAAATGCGTTTGCGTACCATTCAGCTGTTTCAGATACAAGATTGCTTTGTGCCGTTGTGGCCGTAAAAGTTCGTACGCCGTAAAAAAACGCAAAAGCCGACGTTTTGGTAGTTGTAGACGCTGAACCTGTCACCGTTGCTTGGGTATAGAAAAGGCTGTTACTAGCGGCCTCGACACGCACAAGGTCTTGATAAGCAATTTGTGACGCTGAAGCGGTACGCCCAAAATCTATTAAAACATTGACAGACGAACCAAAAGTGCTAGGTGGCAAGTAGACAGCTGTACCGCTGTTAATTTGTAACACGCCACGGTCGCCAGCGATAATTTCGTTAATGCGCTGGTTGGCGTTTGTCGTAAATGTTCCTGTTGACATATTGACGTCGGTTGCTTGTTGAAAAATGTCGCATTGGGGCAGCAGTCCATCTATTTCGTTTATTTGTTCGTTAACGCTAACTAACAATTGGCTTTGAAAATTAGCCATACCAGCCTGAAGCATGGCGTCATTAAGGCTGACAGTCATAGTGCTGTTAACGCCTGTGCCAGGGTTGTCGTCAAAAGTTCGTGAAGTGACACGGCCTATAAATAAATATTGTTCTGTGCCGCCTGTTGGTGTAGCACTAATATATATTTCGTCATTAACGCCAACATACGTTTCTATGCCACCATACGACGACATTGTGATACTGGCGCTGTTTCCCGAATACGGCGACAACGGCGTAGGGCGGCCTTGCGTAAAACTTAAAGACCGTACATATTGCGTAATGTCTAAATCGGCTTGCGAATGGTTGATAACAGTCCAAGTAAGTTTCGGCATTACATGTTCCGAATGTTTACCGGCACAGGGCCTGAAGTCCTGACGTACCTTTGCAGCGCTTGGACGACAGCGTTAGGGTCTGCGCCCTGCACGTTGATCGTAACGTTAGTTGACCCGCCCATAGCGCCATTGGGTGTAATCGTTCCGTTGCTACCAGGTGTAAACAATTCGGGGCCACGTTCCCCCACAAGGTAAGGCATACCGCCCATAACGGGACCGCCCGACGCCCTGCCAGCGATACCAGACTGGGTTAACAAATCAAAGGTGCTTAAGCCTTTAAGTTCAGCGCCACTAGCTAACCAGGCCGCTAAGTCAAGGGCTGCTTGCGGGCCTGAAGTTTTAAATCTAAGCATGATTTCTTTGCTGTTGATATCGCCAAAGCCTGACGCTATTGCAGCCATAGCTGTTGCTACATCGGCGGCAGCTTTATTGTATTTCACAACGTCCGAATTGCTACCTGTAGCAAACGCTTTAGCGGCGGCGGCTTCCAATTCTGCAACTTTGACTTGTGCCTCATCTAAAGCAACGGTGCGACTTAACGTATCAGTCAAAATTTTCCATGCTGTGTCAACGTCTAACGTGGCAACCTTTGCTTTTTCCAATGACTTAGTTAACGGGTCTAACGCTTCCCCTCGAAGTTCCGCATATTGGCGGGAAAGTTCCTTAGCCCTTTCGGCTGACACTCCTAATACTTTGCGTAAACCGTCAGCGCTGTCCGTCGTCTTACTGAAGTCAACAGCTTTTAATTCTTTAAGGTTGTCAAGAAACGGGATCAGGTTGTAGCCACGAATCAAAGCGTTAATGACTTTAATCCAAACGTTTATGACTGTCTCAAAATACTTGACAACAGCTTTGACGACAGTTTGAACTACCTTGCGAAAAAATTCTACTTTCTTATACAAAATCACAAACACGGCGATAGCGGCGACAATGCCTAACACAATATAAGTAAACGGGTTAGCGGCTGCCAAAGCGTTTTGGATAGCCAGCTGCACATTGACCGCCAAAATGGCTAAAGCCAAAGCGCCAACAATGGCAATGATTGCCAAGAATACGCCAGGGTTTTTTTCGGCCCAAGTAGCAAACGCTGTCAGGTACGGCAGCAACGCTTGAAGCACCGGCAGGAAAGCCGCACCGATGGATTCCTTAGTTTCGTCAAAAGCAATGCCTAGTTTTTTTAACCCGCCCGCTGCCGTGTTTGCGGCTGCTTCGCCAGCGCCACCAAAGTTGGCTTTTAGTGTTGTCAACACATCGCTAAAACTTGCGCCTTCGCCAATAAGTTTAAACAATTCGGGCGACAACGCTTTAAGCCCTTTAGTGTTTCCTGCGTAACCTTTTGCTAAGGCTTCGGAAACGCTGCCAAGGTCTGCACCTGTAGCCGCACTAATGTCAATGGCAACATTTAACAAATCTTGTGCTGTGGTGACGTCTCTGGTTGCGGTCACTAAAGCCGCTAAGGCGGGCCGTGCTTGGCTGTCACTAATGGCGACGGATTGACCCAGGCTGGAAATATATTTTTCTACGCTGGCAACCTGTTTGTCCGTTGCGCCGGTGCTGGCTTTGATTTGCCTAGCAAGGTTGGCTTGTGCGGCTTCGTCCTCGACGGCTGCCATGACTGAAGCACCAATGACAGCAACTACAGCACCTAAAGCAGCAGCAGCAGGAATAGCGGCTTTCTTAATAGCAAATTGGGCTTTCTCACCGGCTGTCTCTAATTTGCGAAATTCTTTAAGGGCTTGCTTAATCCCAACGTCTTTAAATTCTGTAATCAGTGGGATTGTTATGCCAGCCATGCCTAGAACCTCAACTTTGTTTGCGTCTTTGACGCTACTTTGCCAACTAGGTCAGCCAGGTTGCGTCTAACTTCATCTTGCTTGGCGTCAGCTGCGGGCCACATGCTGCGGGAAGCTTTGCCGTATTTGTCTAACGCTTGCCCAAATCGGTTGCTGCTGCTACGCCCTGCGATGTCAAAGATTGCGCCGCTGGCGTCTTTCTGTTGCACCGTAAGAAACGCCGCTTTGCTAGGACGCAACGAAACTTTGACGCCCCGCACAGCTTTAGATTGCACATAAGGGAAAATCTGTCTGCCTGTCTTGGTTGTCCACTTGCGGGCCATACCAGATAGTGGCGCTGGGCCTGCATTGTTAAGCGTTGCCTGGGCGTTGAGGGTAATCGGTTTAAGCGCTGTGACCGCTTCTTTACGGAATTCTTTAAATAGGGCAGGTTCCAATTTTTTTAACTCTTTAACAGCGTCACGGATTCCAATAACTTCGGTTTTCATCGTTACGCCAGACATGCCCTATTTCCTTTCGTTTAATACCTTCATCACGGTTAAAAGATCGTTGGTATCAAACTCTATATGCTGGGGCCAATACCCTGTCGTTGCCAACAGCTGCGCTAGGGCAAATCGGTAGTGACCCCTGCGATAGGGTTTTCTTCTTCGTTGCCTACAACTTCCAGCAGGACAATCTTTTTTATGAAATCGTCCAGGACTACCGGCACTATTTGACCGATTTGTTGCAATGCCGTATGGGCCATAAAGGCTAAGTCCTCCATACCGATACCGTTGGCGATGTTGGACGCCTTAGTTTTAAATCGACGTTCCCAGGCAACAATGGTAAAAAGGTTTGTCGTTACTTCTATGGGGCCGTCGCCCTGGTCTACACGTAGCGTCAATTTCATGTCGGGTCCTTTGCTTGTAGGTTGAAATTATGCGGTAACGGTGGTCAAGACCCCACCTTTAAAGGTGATGGAGATAGTGCTTAATTCGCCCATTGACGCATTTATGACAGGAAGTGCTTCTAAATAACACCCCACCAATTCAAATCGGGGTTCCGTCGCACTAGGGGTCGCCAAGCCTGCGACGGTGTTTGAAACTTTGACGGTTGTCGTAGTGCCGACAAGGGCCGAAAGGGTGGCGAAAGTTTCTGCGGCGCTGTAGGACATATACAAGTCCAAGGTAATTTCCTGATTAAACAAGCCTGCGACAAACACCCTAGACGTGCCACCAAATGCGGTGGATTCGAGGGCTTCAGCGGTGTTGGTGACCGTGGCAGACGTGCACTGATCGGTCATTGAAACTGTGTTGATTAGGACGCCGGGGTTGCTGAGATAAGTGGAAGTAGCGATTTTGATCAGTCCTTTGGTTCGTTGATAATAGTTTTAGCAGATTTTGGCGGTGCTGTGTCCTCAACAATAAAACCGTGCAACAGCAACGCCTCAACGTTCACGCCTGCTTCAGGTTCAAATTTGTCGCCAGGTGTTCCCACCCGTGGACTAAGAATCTTGTATTTCATGTCATACCCCTTGCGCTTGTAGGTCTACGGTCAAATCATACGCAGCGAAAGTTTGCCCGCCTACGGTAACGAAGCCAGGGCGCCCAGATTTAACAGCCACATTGCTAGCCAAAAGGGCAGCAGACATGCTTAAAACGTTGCGTAAGCCGTCCAA